TAGCTACAAAGACAGATAACTCCTCTGCCACTATTACTGGCGGTACGATAAATGGTGCGGTTATCGGTGGAACTACTGCCGCAGCAGGAACATTTACTAACCTTACTGTTAGCACTGCCGCTACGATTGCTTCTGCCGCCATTAGTGCAGGAACAATCAATGGTGCGGTAATTGGTGGTTCATCTCCACTTGCTATTACTGGTACGAACATCACTGCAAATACTGGCTTTAGTGGCCCATTGACAGGTGCAGTCACAGGTAATGTGACGGGTAATTTGACAGGAAATGTCACGGGTAACGTCACAGGTAACGTAACTGGCAACCTGACAGGCAATGTTACTGCTGCTTCTGGCACTTCTACATTCAACAATGTGACCATCTCTGGCTCATTGGACATGGACAGTGCTACATCGGCAACCATTACTGGTTTGGCAAGCCCTACAAACGATTCTGATGCGGCTACCAAGGGTTATGTAGATGCACTAGCTCAAGGTATTGATGCAAAAGCCTCTGTTGTTGCAGCTACTACTGCAAACATCACCTTGTCTGGCGCACAAACCATTGATGGCATATCGATTATTGCGGGTGATCGGGTCTTGGTTAAAGATCAATCTACCGCTTCTAACAATGGTATTTACTTGTGTGCAACAGGTTCTTGGACACGCACAACCGATGCTGACACTTATGCCGAGTTGGTAGCGGCTTTTACCTTTGTTGAAAAAGGCACAACTAATGCTGATTCTGGCTTTATTTGCACAATAGATGCAGGTGGGACATTGGGTAGCACATCTATTACATGGGCGCAGTTCTCAGGTGCGGGTCAGATTACTGCGGGTGATGGTCTTACAAAGACAGGTAACACTCTCAATGTAGGTACTGCATCATCTAGCCGTATTGTTGTCAATTCGGACAACATTGATTTGGCATCTTCTGGTGTAACGCCAGGCACTTACCAATCTGTTACTTTTGATGCTTATGGTCGGGCAACGGCAGGAACGAATCCTACGACTATTGCTGGCTATAACATTACAAATGCTTATACCAAAACTGAAATAGATTCAATTTTTGGTTCTACTACTGCTGCGGCTACTTCTGCTTCTAATGCGGCAACAAGTGCTTCAAACGCCTCTACAAGTGCCTCTAACGCTTCTACAAGTGCAAGCAATGCGGCAACAAGTGAAACAAATGCGGCAGCTTCATACGATGCTTTTGATGACAGATACTTAGGTTCTAAGTCTTCTGCTCCTACTGTTGACAATGATGGAAATGCTCTGTTGACAGGTGCTTTGTACTGGAACACAACAGTAAGCACTCTTTATGTGTGGACAGGATCGGCATGGACTCAAGCGGCATTTACTGCCTCTGGTTTTGCTACTTTGACAGGCGTTGAAACCCTGACAAACAAGACACTTACTGCACCGACAATTGCATCAGCCAATTTGACAACCGCATTAACCTTGGCTGGTGCGGCTGGGACTAACGGACAGGTTCTTACAAGTGCTGGTTCTGGTTTGCCAACATGGACAACAATCTCATCAAGTCCAACGCTTGTGCGTTCAGCAAGAACATCAAACACAATTCTAGGAACTGCTAATGTAAGCACACTAATTGACATTACCAGCGGTACTTTTACGCAAACATTTACCGCAGCAGCAACGCTTGGTAGTGGTTGGTTTTGCTACATCCGAAACAGTGGTACAGGCGATATTACTCTTGACCCTAATGGCAGTGAAACAATTGACGGATTAACTAGTTTTATTATGTATCCCGGTGAGGTTCGCTTGGTGCAGTGTGATGGCACTGGTTTCAATTCAATAGTGATTGATGGGTTTTACGCAACTTTTACAGCGTCAGGAACTTTTGTTAAGCCTCCGGGGTATTCCCAGTTTGGAGGTCTTGCTTGGGGTGGCGGTGGCGGTGGTAATAGGTCTAGCGGTGTTGGCGGTGCTGGTGGTGGTGGTGGGGCTTGCGCTCCATTTACTGTACCTAGCAGTGATTTTTCAAGCTCTGTAACAGTCACAATTGCCGCTGGTGGGGCAGGTGCTTCAACAAATGACACCAGTGGAGCAAATGGCGGAAACACTGTTTTTGGAATTATTACAGCCTATGGTGGCGGGGGCGGTGCAAGTAATGCAAACGGGGGTGCTGGTGGTGGTGTGTTAAGTCGTGCTGATACTTATGAACCGGGTAGGCCATTCAGTTCAACTGCTACAGCAGAAAACGTAGGATTTGGCGGTGCTGGTGGTAAAAAGGACTCAGTATATGGTGGTGCTGGCGGTGCGGGATATAACGGAGGCTCTACTGGCGGTGCAAGTTATTATGGAGGTGCTGGTGGTGGAAATGGACAATATGCCGGTGGAACAAGTGTTTTTGGGGGAAATGGTGGAAGCGGTACAAATGCTTCTCCGCAAGCGGGATCTGCTCCAGCAGGTGGTGGTCAAGGGTCTGAAACAAATGTAGGTGGTGCAGGTGGGCGTGGCGAACTTAGAGTTTGGGGGATTGTTTAATGAGAGCACATCAAATTGAAAATGGCGTAGTGGTCAATACTATTGAGGTGGAGTCGTTGGACTTCATGCCAAATCTTGTTGAGGCAACCGAAGGCGGTATTGGTTGGACTTATGCTAATGGCGTATTTACACAACCTGCGGCTGATCCATTGGCATATCGTTTTGAGCGTTTAACACAGTATCCAAGCATTGGTGACCAACTTGATGCTTTATGGAAAGGTGGCGATGCTGCCGTAGCTATGCTTGCCAAAGTTCAAGAAGTTAAAGCTAAGTATCCAAAGCCTGAGTCACTATAAGATAAATAAGGAGTAATCATGGCTGTAACTAATGCGGATATTTTAGGTTGGTTGAATGCTAACCCTGGTGCAAGTCCTGCACTTATCAATCAAACAATGGCAGAGGCTGGGGTTAGTGCTTCTCAGTATCAATCTGCTACTGGTGCGCCTCTTCCTCAAGTGCCACAAGCAACAACTCAAACTTACTTTCAAGCCAATCCAGATGTCGCTGCTGCATATCAAGCAAATACTTATGGTTTAACACCTGAGCAGTTTGCTAGTTTTCACTATACTAATTATGGTCAAGCAGAAGGAAGAAGTGCAACTCCTGAAGTACTTGCAGTAGCACCCGCTACAACAGCTCCCGTAGAAAAGTATGAAAAGGGTGGTAAGACATACGAAGTACCTACGGCTGTTCTTGATAAGATAACAAGTCAAATTCTTGCTCAAGGAACTACAGACAAATGGTCAGGTGCGGGCTATGGTTCAGCCCAAGCTAATGCGGCTGATATGGCTAAGATTATTGCCGCTACTGGTGCTACAGACATTAGCCAGTTTGGTCAGATTACCAAAGAAATTCCAACTTTTGACGAAAGCGGAAATGAAACTGGAACTACTACAATAACAAAATATGGTAATAAAGTAACTGGTCAGGAAGTTCCTAATACTTATTCAGAGCGTCAAACTGGTAATGCTTTTGGTGGAACATTTGCTGGCAAAGGTAACACAGGTTATCGAGTAGAGTTTGATGCACAAGGTAAGCCTCTTTTCTATACAACTGGTGCGTCAAGTTCTGATGTTCCTAGTTGGGTAAAACCTGCTTTAATTATTGGCGCTGCCATGTATGGTTTAGATGCTTCAGGTTTATTGGGTGGTTTAGGAGCAGGAGCAGGTGCAAGTGCGGCAGGTTTAACAGCCGCAGAAGCCGCAGCATTAACTGCTGGAGACTTAGCGATAGGCGGTGGTGCTTATGGTGCTGGTGCTTATGGTGCGGGCGCAGCAGGTGCGGCAGGCTTAGGAAGTCTAACGGCAGGTTTTACACCAGCGCAAATTGCGGCTGCAGAAGCAGGGCTAACTGGATCGGGATTGCTAGGTGGTAGTCTTACAGCAGGATTGACAGCCGCTGACATTGCGGCACTAGAAGCAGGATTGCCAACCGCAGGAAGTTTGACTTCTGGACTGACAGCGGCACAAATTGCGGCTGCAGAAGCGGCATTACCTGCGGCAGGACTAGGTGCGGCTTCTTTATTGGGCGGTGCTGCAGGAGGGGCGACAAGTGTTCTTCCCGCAGCAGTTACAAACGCAATCACTAACGCAGGTGTTGGTTCTGTTGTTAATAGTGTTCTTGGTGGTGGTGGTACAGGAACTACAAACCTCAGCAACTTACTTTCTGGTGGATTAGGAACAGCAGGTAATCTGCTTCAGATGCAACAATCAAGGGAAGCGGCTCTTGCGGCTCAACAAAGAATTGATGCAGAGACTGCTGCCGCTAAACAAGCTGCGGCTTTCCGACCTGTTGGCATGACTACAAGGTTTGGTACTTCACAGTTCCAAGTCGATCCTGTAACTGGTCAATTGACAAGCGCAGGATATACATTAAGCCCTGAAGCCAAAGCACAGCAAGACAGGTTTATGGCTTTGTCTAATGCAGGATTAACACAAGCAGAAGCGGCACAAGCTCAATTTGCTCCTTTGCAAACGGGCGCTCAGAACTTATTTAACCTTGGTAATCAATACATTGCTCAATCTCCTGAATCGGTTGCTCAGAACTATCTCAATCAACAGATGGCTTTGTTGCAACCAGGTAGACAGTTAGAATTAGCTAATCTGCAAAACAAACTTCAACAACAAGGTCGTGGTGGTCTTTCTGTGGCTCAAGGTGGTACATTGGGTGCTACAACTCCTGAGTTACAGGCTTTATATAACGCTCGTGCTACACAAGAAGCTCAATTGGCGGCTCAAGCTCAACAAGCTGGTCAACAACAAGTCGCATTTGGTGCGGGATTACTTGGTCAAGGCGCTGGCGCAATGGGTCAGTACTATGCGGGTCAACAAGCGGCTTATGCTCCTTATACGACTGCAATGGGACAAGCTCAGGCTCTAGAAGCCGCAGGACAACAACCATTTACTCTAAGTTCACAACTTGGTCAAGCAGCATC